TCCACGTAATAACCCCTGGTTCTACTGTATCTAGTGTTAGACCTGAACCTGTAGGACTTACATTCGCGTCAGCGCTAATTGTAACATTTCCTGTGGCCAAGGTCAATGAGTTTCCAGAAGGTGTTACATTGGTATCTATATTGATAGTAAATGCACCTAGTCCCAAAGATACGGCATTTCCTGTTACTGTATGATTAGCGTCAGCAGTGATTGTTAATGTTCCTGTGCCTAACGTTACCTGATTTGCCGTTAGATTTTCTGTGACTGCATCCGCGATAATACCCACACTACCGATCGTGATGGATAAACTATTGCCTGTTACGACTACAGCTACATCACCCTCTGGTCCCGATGTAGCAAATGGTAATGCTGATATTGCGTCAAATCCTAAACTCATAAATAATCCTTAAAAGGAGGCAGTAGGTATGTGGTGGTGTACTGCCCCCATCTAAAGATTATACACTATATTCCTATAGTATCAACTCTGTTAAATTAATATTAGATCCTATAGACCCTTTGTAAAAAGTATTAAAAGCTAGACTTATTCTAGTATTATTACCTTTTTTTGTTTCTACCTGATGAACAGTTGATGACGGAAACATAAATAAATTACCTGTTTCTACAGGAAAAAACCAAGTGCCAGAGTTCCATAAATTAAATTTTGTTTTATCTATTTCAGGTTCTATTTGTTGATAACCTTTGTCAGTTGAAAAAAGTATTCTATCATTTTTTATATCTGAATCAAAATATAATACACCAGACACCACTGAATTAGGATGTGCGTGTTTATGGTGAAATTGATTTGTTTCCGTATAATTTAACCACGATTGAGTTACATAAATTTCTATATTATTTTTAGGACAGATAATTCTATTTAAATAATCTTTACAACACTTTTCTAAAAAAATTTTTATATTTTTAAATTCTTTTCTATTTAATATATAATTGTCTTTTGTATTAATATTACCTTCATTATTTGTACAATGTTTTTTTTGTTTTTCTACAAAATTTAATTCTTGTTTAGTAAATCCCCTATCCATTTTTGTAGTATAGATAGGTGTTGGAAATAAACTATGTATTATAGGTTCTTTCATTTAATAAACCCAAGATACAAATGAGTATCTTGTTCCTTTTTTTACTGATTTAACTAAATGTGGATATAAAAATATAGATGGAAATATTATAATATCTCCAGCTTTAAATTTAATTTCGTAATTATCAAACATAATAAATTCTCCACCTTTATAATTATCATTTAAAACACCAACAATACTTAAAATTGGTATTCCTTTAATTTTACCATCAAATACACTTGTAATATGATCATAATGTTTAGCCATTGATTGACCTTGACTATATTTATTAAATCGTATTTTACTAAAACCTTTCCAACCTTTAAAAAGATTTCCACCAATTTTTTCAATTACAACATATTTTTCTATCGCTTTCCAAGTTAAAGACATTAACTCGTCTCTGTTACTTAAATTATCTATTAAAGAAACTTCAAGTTCTTTTTTTCCTCTATTAAAATCTAATGGGTTATGAGATTTTAAATTTGTCCATCGGTGTGGTTCCCACTGATTTTGAGAATTTAATTCTTTTATTGTTTTAGTTAAAGTATTTTTAGGAATCCAATTATCTAAATGAAGTATATAATCTTTTAAATTTTGTGTTACTGGTTTATTCATACTATTAAATTATTTTTTAAATTCAAACCAACCTGTTATTATATACTTATCTTCATCAATGGTTGTATGACCTTTATGAGTAAAAGTCCAATCAGCAGTCCAAATAACAGTTAAGCCTTTTTCCGGTTTAATTTTTAATTTTTGATAATACCATTCTGTTTCTCCACCTTTTTTAACATCATTTAAATAAGTCATATAAACTAAGTGTCTTTTACTAGTACCTATATTACTGCTTTCACAGTGAAATTTATGATAGCCTTCAGATGGTTTATATTTTTGTATGTTAAAACCCTCTTCTAAACCCCAAGCAGCAACTTCTTTATTACAAAATTTATATTTTTCTTTATATAAATCTAAACAATCAACTATTTCATTATAATAAGATTTAAGTATCGGTAAATTTTTAACATCTTTTAAACGCAGTTGTAGATCTAAACTATCTTTAACATTTTTATCTACTCTAAAATTATCGTTAGATCCAACCTCACCCCTAACTTTTTTGACATTAGGACCATTAAATATTTTAATTAAACTATCACAGATAGATAAATCTTTTAAATAATAACCTTGAATAAAATTATGTTTTGAATTTATTTGATGTTCTCTCATACCACCTACCTGTTTTTTATACCATATTAATCAAAATTATCAACTAATAAATCCCAACTTTGATTATCCTCATTCCAACCATAATAGTTATTATTATCTTGTTGTTCTTGAGTTAATTCTGGTTGTGGAATTGGTGGGTCCCATACTTTTGTAGTTGTATTCCATACCCAACTTGTAAATGGTTGAGGAAGACGAGGCGCTGAAACATTAACTGTTGTTTCAGAAGATTGTCCTTTATTTTGTGCTTGAAGATATAAAGTATAGTCTGTGTCAGGAATTAAATTTAAACGTTCAACAATTAAAAATTCTTGATCACTACGTACATAGCTAGTATTAGCTTTTGGATAAACACCATATTGAACAATATTATCATTAATTTTTAATTCAAATTTAAAAGAAAAATCTACAAAATCAACAACAGGTCCTGTGTCAGTAAAACCAATATATAAATCAGTATAATGTGATGATGTATCATTAAATTGAACATCCCAATTTTTTGTTTGAAAATTATTTTTTGCTATTATTTTACTCATATTTATGTTGCGTACCTTATTATTACAATTCCATCACCGCCATCACCACCAGGCTGACCTGCGGGACTATTTCCAGGAGCTCTACCGGCTCCACCTCCACCACCACCTAAACCATCTGTGGCTGCTGTAGGAGAAGCAGCTGCTGCTGAACCAGATCCACCACCTCCACTTCCACCAGATCCACCAGATCCACTTTCAGCTCCACCGCCTCCACCTCCAGCGTATGTAACTGCACTTCCACTTATATTACTTGATGAACCACTTCCTCCACTACCACCAGAAGTATTTCCACTTCCATTTCCTCCAGTAGCGCCAGCTCCACCTCCACCACCACCAGCACCATTTCCATTTGCGTTATTACCACCACCATTATTACCTTGTCCAGGAGTTCCTTGACCTACTGTGCTCGGCCAAAATGCATTGTGTCCACCACCACTTCCACCATCTCTAGCTCCTCCTCCACCGCCAATCGCGGTAAGACCTAAGGCTGTAGAATCTACGCCGTCTATATCTCCTCGATTAGGATGACCTGGAGCTGCTCCACCAAAACCTCCGGTTCCAACAGTAATAGTATAGGACTGAACTGAAGCAGTTAAACTACCAGTTAATAATCCTCCAGCACCACCACCTCCGCCTCTTTGAGCTGCTCCACCACCTCCACCGGCTAAAATTAAATATTCAACCGTGCCTCCACGAGATACTACAAAAGAACCTGAAGATGTAAATGTATGAACTCGATAAGCAGTACCACCATCTGTAATATTTGTAATTGTTCCACCTGATGCAGATATTCCTGTTTCTCCAGTATTAAACCATTGACCTGAAACTGAATTATAATATTCAATAACTCCTAAATCAGTATTAAATCTCATTCCTCCATTTGAAGGACTTCCTGGTCTTTGAGCAGTTGTACCTTGAGGTATTGAAAAATATCCAGTTGAGGTATTGTTTGCGTCAGATACGCCTGCTGGTGAAATACCTAAATTAGTTAAATTAGCTCCACTAACTGCAGGAAGTGTTGCCGGAAAACGAGCGTCGGGTAAAGTCCCAGTCGTTAGGTTAGATGCATCAAAATTAGCACCTGAAGCTACATCTACTGTATCACCACTTTTACCTAATGTAACCGTTGTTCCTGTTGATGGTTCTATTGTATTTACTTTAATTTTACTGGTCATTTAAATTCCATTGTTGTGTTGTTTCATTCCATGTATACACTTTTTCATCGCTAGGATAAGCGACAGGAGAATCCCAACGACAAGTTGTTTCATTAAGTATCCAAGATGGATAAGGTTTTGGTGGAATAAAAGCATCTCTATCTTCGTCATAAGTATAACCTACAGACGGATGATTTTTTCTAAATGGTGTACCACCTGTTTTATGAACACCAGCCATAGTATTATAAGATGTTTGTTTCCAAATTGACCAACCTGTTAATTTTGTTAAAAAGTCAATCCCAATATTTTCTTGTTCTACACCATTACTATCATGTAAAATTTCATTATTAACTGATTGAACTTCAATCACTTTTCCATTTAATCCTATTTTTGCAAAACTAGCCATTATGCTGTGTAACTCCCTGATCCGTTAAATTGCATTATTGTATTAGAGCCTGATGTTGTAACAGTTGGAGAACCTGTTGTTGTACTTGAATAATTAGAAGTTGCGACACTAATAATAACTACACCTTTTCCTCCAGCACCACCAGCATTTCCAAGTCCTCTATTTCCACCTCCACCACTACCAGTATTTGCTGTTCCACTTACACCACTGCTAGAACCAGGGCCCCCAGCACCTCCACCACCAAGACCTCCAGATCCGGGAGATCCACCACCATTTCCACCTCCACCGCCTCCAGCTCTTGTAACTGAAGAACCTGTGATTGATGAAGCTGCACCATTACCACCATTACCACCATTATTTGGAGCGTTTCCTGCTGAACCTACACCACCTGCACCTCCGCCACCACCACCTCCGTTTCCTACTCCTGGAGTACTAAAACCTAATCCACCATTATTACCTTGTGATGGATCTGTAGAAGGTGTGTTACCTAAACCAACATTAGACATATCATAAGAACTACCACCACCTGAACCACCATTACGACCAGTTCCAGGACTACCACCTGCACCTCCGCCACCACCACCTGTTGATGTGATTGTTGTTATTCCTGTTCCTGAAATAGAAGAATCACTTCCATCACCACCTGCATTATCTAAACCAGCCCCAGCAGAACCTCCATCTCCTACTGTGACTGTATAAGTTTGACCAATATTTAAACTTTGAGTTGATGTTCTATATCCTCCTGCACCGCCACCTCCAGTATAATAAGCACCACCACCTCCGCCGCCTCCAGCAATCACTAGAAGACTTGCAGAATAAGATGGAGTTTGAACACTACTTTGTAAGCCATCGTCAGTTACTAACCAACCTTTTGTTGAATCTATAAAAATTAATGTAACTGCAATTCCTTCAGTCGTTATTTCTTTATTACCGGCTGCACCACCAATTTTATCTGAACCATTGGGAACTAATGTCACTGCGCCTGTATCAAAAGTGTCTGCATAATCTTTAAATGCAACAACTGCTCCCGCAGTTCCTGCAGGAAGATTAACATTAAATCCTCCACTTGTTGTGTCAACAAAATACCCCTCACCAGCTACTGCTGTAAAAGTGGATGTCTTAACTGTTGTTGTCCAAGAAGCTGAACCTGTAGCACCAAAGTTTGTTGCTGTACCTTGGTTGTTAATCGTAGCACCTGAAGCAACAGTTAAAGTTGCACCACTTGGAACTGTAATAGTATCTCCACTAGCTCCTACTGTTAAGGCTGTGCCTGATTGTGGTTCTATTGCATCTACTTCTATTTTACTCATTTAAATCCCATTGTTGTGTTTCTTCATTCCAATTATAATTTTGCCCATCATCTGGATAAGCAACTGGTGCTTCCCAACGACAAGTATCTTCATTTAATATCCAAGAATTATATTTTGGTCTTGATGGTATAAATGCGTCTCTAGTCTGATCATAAGTATATCCTATTCCTGCAAAATTTTTTCTAAAAGGAGTCCCTCCTAATAAATGTTTTCCAGCAATAGTATTATATGATGTTTGTTTCCAGATGTCATTTGTACCATAAAGATTGTTTATAAAATCAATTCCTGCTTGTTCACTTGTTGCCACATCATTGTGAACAACTATGCCTTGTATAACTATATTTCCTTTACCTAATTTAACAAAATGTGCCATTATGCTGTATAACTCCCGCTTCCTGTAAATGTCATAACAGTTTGTCCACTAACACCAGTAGCAACTGTTGGACTACCTGTTGTTGTTCCTGAATAATTTCCGTCAGGTACGCTTAAAATAACCACACCACTACCACCAGCACCTGATGATACAGCTGGGTTTGCCTGACTGGCACCACCTCCGCCACCGCCTGTATTTGCAGTTCCTGAAGTTCCATTTCCACTTGTTCCACCATTTCCGGCACCGCCACCACCTTGGCCACCAGCACCATCAGGTTGTGATGGCGAACCAACATCCGTACAACCTCCACCTCCACCACCATAATAAACTGAACTTCCTGTTATTGAATTTTGATTACCATCTCCTCCTGCACCTGCATTACTACTTCCTCCATTACCACCCACAGCACCAGCACCACCTCCACCAGCAGATCCATAAAAAGGCGCACTATTACTTCCTGTACCACCATTATTTCCTTGTGGGCTTGTTCCTGCACCTCCAGCTGCACCAGAACCTGTTCCTGAAGTTGATGCACCGCCACCACCTGATCCGCCTGCTCTACCTAAACCTGAGTTAGTTGTGCCTCCACCACCTCCGCCACCACCTGTAGCTGTTACTGTTGAAATTCCTGATCCAGATAAAACACTATTGTTGCCATCATTACCTTCTTCCCAAGGACTCGGTCCACCTGTTGCGGCAGCTCCACCTTGACCTACTGTGATTGTATAAGTTGCTCCACCAGTTAAAGTTATGGCTGCTCCTCCAACATTTGTAAGATAACCACCAGCTCCACCACCTCCGCCTCTGTCATCTCCATTTCCACCAGAACCTCCTCCAGCTACGACAAGATAACTTGCACTATAACTTTGTGGTGTCTCTAAAGCAACTGCTCCATCATTAATTGGTATCCATCCTTGTGTAGAACCAGAGTAAACAATATGAACTGTCTCTCCTGTAGTATCATAAACTGGTACTGGAGTTGTATTACCTTGAAAATTTGAACCATTTAAATTTAAAGTAACAGCATTAGATCCCCATTGTCTTGCAAAGTCAGAAAAAATTAATTCATCTCCAACAGAAGGAGAAGCAGGTAATGTAAGAGTACAAGTATTTGAAGTTGTATTAATCCATATTCCTTGACCAGCAGATGCTGTATGTGTTGCTCCTGTAACTATTGTTGACTGCCACGAAATACTTGAAAAACCTGTTGCTGTTCCTGCATTAGCTAAAGTCGCCCCTGAAGGAATAGTTATAGTATCTCCACTATCTCCTAATTGTAGACCTGTGCCAGACCTTGGGCTTACTTTATTTACTTTTACTTCACTCATTAAACTATCACTAGTGTCCCTGTTACTGTTATTGTTCCAGGTACAGTTATTGGTCCTGCAAGAACTCCGTTCTCAACAGTCTGTGTACCATCAATTGTACCTGCTTGATTTTTTATAAATTCATCAGGGCCTGTTGAACCTCCGATGTATTGGATTCCATTTACTACTGCCGTCATAATTCCTCCTACGAACTAATATCGTCGATAAATGAAGTGACAATATCTAAAGATGAAGCGGTATCGCTTTGAGCTTTAAGTACGTCACCATTTTTCAACACGATTTTTGCACCGCCTTGAATTAGTTCAATCGCAGAGTTTGGTGGAATACTTACGTTCTTTGCAAGAAAGTGATCATTTCCGCCATTTACAATCTGACAACTAGCCAAGACAGTAGAAGCGCTAGTGTTACAGATTCTGATGCCAATGACAGCATCAAAGTCTCCACCAGTTATTAAAGTGACTGGTGATGTACCAACGTTTCTTTGTAAATCGTTTCTAAAATTTTGTGCCATAATTTATTCCTTTATAACGCCACCGCCATTGCTAATGCAA